CTTGAACATTACCACTTCCTCTGCTACTAACGCCTAACTTTACGCCTGATTCTAACATTGTTCTAATCAACTGCCCCATTGGAGTTGGCAAAATTTTAAGTTTGCCATATCCATTAGGTCCATCCATCCACATCTCGGTAATCATGTGTGACACACGATCTAAGTTGATTCTTAAGTCTTGTGGATGGTCTACTTCTCCAAGTACACTATACCCGCCGCTTATTTGATCATTAAGTGTTTTGACAGCCTTAGCGATTTCAGGAACAGGATAAACCCTTTGATTAGCATTTCTTACACCACCTTGGATGCAGATGCCTTTCATATAAAGGTCTTTTCCTTCATGACCTTCGCTCTCAACGACCATTTTAGCTTGGTCGAATGATAGGTGTTCTTGAAGATAGAGCACTTAAATTACCCCTTACTTCCGATTATGCTCTTCTTATTTTGAGCATCTTCGCCGGCGCCTTTCTTTTCAGCACCGTGTCCTTTAGCAACTGAACTTAGTTTTGTTGCACTCTTAGCACCTGGTACATTAACATTACCAGCATTATCTTCCTTTGTAGTTGGATTTAGAAGACCACCAGCTGTTCCCTTCATGCTGCCTTCACCGCCTTTTGCGATATTAGCAGTTGTACCACCCATGTCGTTCTTACCAGCTACTGGGCTCTTTGTGTTTGGAGCACCTGTTTCTGACGTTGAAGCTGCTTTACCGCCCTTGTATGGCTCTGCAATCTTCTCAACATATTCTCTCATTTGTTCAACTGGTGAAAGGTCAATGTCTTCGATGTCTTCAAAGTTAAAGGACTCATCTGCTTCCTCTTCCTCTTCACCCTCTTCTTCATCTTCTTCACCACCAAAGTCTGGATCATTCTCACCGTCGTTGTGCTCTGGCTCGTCTTCTTCGTCAGCCATTAGCTTTTCAAACTCTGCCTTAAGGTCGTCAAGTGCATCTTCAAGATCCATTACACGATCTTCAATCTCACCTTCACCGCCCATTTCGTCTTCGTCGCCTGCATCCATGTCCATGCCATCAGCATCATCATCTGCACCAACGTCGCCCATCATATCGTCTGTTGGATCACCACCAACTGCACCCATGCCTGGCTCTTCAGAGAAAGCAATGAAAGCCTCTTCTACAGCTTCTTCTTCCTCTTCCTTAGCTTCTTCCATATCCTCGTCGTCACAGTCTTTAGCTTCGTCCATGTCAACGTCTTTCATCTCTTCTTCAAAGAGACCTTCGTAAATCTCACGGGACTTGTTAACAACTAGTGAGTGAAATAGTTCTTCTGCTTTTTCCTGCTCGCCATTGACGATGTACTCAAGCAACTTTTCAAAATTAATATTGGCCATGATAAATCTCCTATGATAAGGCTGTCGTATTATTTAAGACTTATTTACACGAATGGCGTAAAATAGGCGAAAAATTGGAGATTTGGCGTCTTTTGACTGATTCTTATCCTATAATTGTATAAAAATCGTCGTAGGAAATTTGTTTCAGATTATTTATCTGACTCCATTCCGAAATCGACTTTGTATCAGGTCCTACTACTCTATAAAATAAAACTCCTGGAAATTCTTTAATACAAATTTCTGTTTGTCTCATCCAGTTACCGTAGTAAGTTGCAGTATCATTAGACTTCTTATAGTTAGGTGTATCTGCATACACATTATTAAAATTATTATCTATACCATAATAATCAAAACCTAGAATATAAATTTCTTTATGTCCATCTTGACAAGCTTTTAATAATGCTGTTGGTCCGCTTGACCATCCTCTAGCATTTTTAAAAAACTTTAAATTATTATATTTTGTATATCTAGAATTATTATTAGTCCAAACTTCATGACTTAACTGCCAACCAGTTTCACATATTTCAAATATCATTTTTGGATCAACAGCTATTAGAAAATCAGGTTCAAATTCTCTGTAAAGAGCATTACACCCGTATAGTGTTCCTCTTTTTCTTAATTTTTTTAATTTTACGCCTAGGCGACTTCGACCGTTACCTAAAACAAATGCTGTTTTATTCATTATGCGATTGGCTCAGCGGGTGGTTGTGCATACATCTTGCTAATTGATTCACCGTCACGATTCATATCAAGATAGTGTTGATCACTAGCACGACGAAGTTGATTTATTTGTTTTAGAGTTAAACGAATTTTACGTGTATCATCTCTTTTAATCACATTATGATCTTTTTGAGAATCATAACGATTATCATCTTGTTCTAATTCAGTATCACCTTTGTTAAAGTAAAATAGTTCACGTAAAATCATATTGTATTTACCTATTATGCTGGAGGAGTTGCTACTGGAGTTGTAGGTTCAGCCGTAGGTATAGGTGCTGCGCCAGCTTCAGGTTCCATACCTAAGTCTTCACCTTCGGGTGCTTCTAATCCTGCTTCAAGACCACCTTGTGTTATTCCCATACCACGTAACTCTGCTTGTGCTCCGGCACCTATATCACCAATTTCTTTGTTTTCCTCACGCCATAGACGCTCGTTCTCAACAATTTCTTCCTGACTTAAACCAAGATAACGCTTCATTGCAAAGCGTTTACTCATGTAAGGAACTTCTTGCATAGTTGTAAATGTTTGGACACGAGCAGTATCAAGTTCACTAAGTCTATAAGCAGCAAAGTTTTGTGGAGGATTGAAACGAATATCGAATAAAGAATCATCAATAACAATTCCGTTATTCTTCATATAAAGTTTAAACTCTAAATTAAACTCTGTTTCTAATAAACTTTGAAGTCTTTCGCAGTATTTGTTAAATCGAAGCTCTTGAATATAAGCAGTACCTACTCGTCCATCACTAAAGACCGCAGCAGAATCATCTGGTCCTGTTGGAAGATAGCTACTTGGAATACGCAAAGCACGAAATAATTTATTTGTAAAGTATCTTAAGTCGTCAATCTCACCTAAGTTAGTACCACCTGGCAATGTATCAACTTTAGATCCACGTCCTTCAGCAGTTTGTGGAAAGAAATAATCTTCATTAATTGAAAGTGGATTATAACTTGCATCAACTACACTAGTTCCCCCACCTGTTGCACTTGGAATTCTGCGTTGATGAATTTCATTCTTAACTCTTTCAACAAAACTCATTGCCATATGTGATGGCATGTTACCAACGTCAATATAAAATACACGACGTTCCGGTGCTCTTTGAACACGATAAATGATAATTGCATCTTCAAGCAGTTCTTTTTGCTTGTAGACTTTAAAAACTGATTCAAGTAATGAGTTACCAAATGGATAATTGTTATCAAGTCCTTCGCTTAGACTAAGATGAACAACATGATTTGCATCAATAGCATATTCATTTTGAGTTTGTGAAAATCTTGTACCTGCTTGTTGTGGATAAGCACCAGTCATACCTCTTGCACCAGCGCCTCCTGTAACATAAGCGGATCCACCAGGCTGAGTATTTTGATTGCTTGGATTAATTTGAGTTGTTACTAAATTAAGAAAATTAGGATTTAAGTCACGAATTATATATTGTTCTGGTTTTTTCCCATCACTTTCATTAACAATAATCTTAACTAACTTACCTGGATCAATATAAAACAACTTTTGTGTTTCAGGATCTCTAACAAAGATACTATCTCCATACTTAATTGTATTACGAAATATGCGGAACATACGAGTGTGTAATTGTTGTAGACGACTCCATTTTTGTAAGTAATCTTTTATAAGTTTTACTTCAACACTTGATGCCTTATCTCTAAAATTAATCCAAAACGGAGTTCCGTTCTCTGCACTCTTTTGAGTTGAAAATTCGCTTATAATATCTAATGCAGCATTAACTTCAGAATCCATATCCATTGTATCGTATTGTAGATATCTTTCGATACGATTTGGACTACCTGTATAAATGTCTGGGAGATATGATGAATAGTTTCTTGTGGTAGCATTTCCACCGTCAGGACCACCTAAAGGACTAAATGTTCCACTTGCATTTACAGGTGTAAAGTATTTCTTCCAACTCATTTAATCTCTTTCTTATATAGCATTTCTACGATCAGATATTGAATCGGATGTATTTTTAGATATTTCTTTCATCTCAACAGTATGCTGAATTAACTCGGCCATTTGCATATTTAGTTGTCTTTGTAGGTCCTCTGGAGAATTTCCAGAGATATCTGATAATGTGCTTCCTCCGAAACTTTTAATAGTAGGAGTTTCTCCCGTTGTAAGTGTTGTTGGAGTTTTCTTTAATTGTTCTTCTAATTTTCCTAAACTATCTACTAAATCATTAATTGATTTTGTAAATGTATCAACTTTAGAAGTATCACCTACAAAATTCTGATCCATTGTAGTTTTTAAAACACCTACTGCACTAACCATGTTTTCAATTTTAGAAGTATCACCTACAAAGCTTTGATCCATAGTAGTTTTTAAAATATCTATTGCACTAACTATGTTTTCAATTTTAGAAGTGTCACCTATAAAGTTTTGAGACATTATATTTTTTAAAATACCTATTGAATTAACTACATTTTCAATTTTTGCCGGATCTACCTCTAAACCTTTTAGTGAATTAAAGAAATTAGCAACAGGTATTAATCCATTGAGATTATTTGAATCTATTTTACCTAGTTTTGTAATCGACGACGCTATAGAATCTATAGCACCACCACTAAACATACTGCTAACTGCTCCTGTAAACCCTTCTATTATTGATGCATTTGTAAAAACAGAATAACCATCATATAATGATTTTAATGCAGGTCCGATAGCTGATATCTTTTCCGGATTAACTGTATCAAATCGTTGTAATGCTACAGCAAATGTGTTTAATCCGTCTCCACTTATTAATGTTTGGAAACCTGAACTTGTTAAAGACGCTACACCATCAGCTAATGGTCCTATTGCATTACCTACAGAAGATAGTTTTGTAGAATCAATTTTTTCCATTCCTATAAAAAAGTCTTTAATTCTTGTAAATGAATTGCTAACTGCATCAATTATTTTAGATAATCCATAAAATGCTGCACCTAAACCTAATCCTCCCATACCAATTGCAGCACCTAATGCAAGGGCAGGGACTGCTACGCCATCTAATGAAAGTCCTAAAGCAGTTAATGCCGCACTTATTCCCATTCCTGCTAAAAGTGTTCCCCCTGCTCCAATACCTAAGTACACAGCAAGTTCAGAAAATGAGGGTAATAATGAAGTTAATTGTTCTTTTAGATTACCTAATAACTTACCTAAGTTGTTATCAACTAAAGACGGATCTGCTTGTGCCATCTTTGCTTTTTCATCAGCGGTTGCAGAATTAAATGCTTTCCTTTTTTCCTGTTCTTCAGGAGTTCCAAACATACTCACTACAACATCTTTTAATGCAGGAGTAATAACTTTTCCTACATATTTGAATAAATCGCTAAACAAATCAATTAAGGCATTACCGATACCTTCTTTATCTATATTTGTTACAAAATTTGTCATTGCTAGATTAACAGCAGTAAGAATGTTATCAAAGAACCTTACAATTTTAGGAGCATTATCGTTAAATTTGTCTGCTAGATTTTCTAATCCTCCTAAAAGTTCACTAAAAACAGGACTTGAAATTACTTTAGATAATGTGTTAAAGTAAATTTTGTTAATTGTATTACTAAAAACACCAAGAGCTTTAGTTACACTCTCTCTAGCATCTTGTTCTCTTTGAACAGCTTCTAAATCTCCCAATCCTTCGACATTCTTTAATATCTCTAAGGTCTTAGCAAAGCCTTCATTAGACATTGCTATAGCAGTTTGTTGTTTTCTTGTTTCATCATCGAGAGCTTTAGTCGCTTCTCTTCTAGATTTTAAAGTTTCAACTAAATCTTGTGCATCTATCTGACCTGTGAAGATTTTTTGAAAGTCTTCCATACTCATTTGTAATTGCTGAGCCATCATAGCAGCTTCAGGACCAGGACGCATTGCTGCTAGTTCTTTAGCATATTGTACTGCTTGATCACCACCTAATTGTTGTAAAAGTGCAATATTAGCTTGTGCTTTTGCTGTAGCTTCAACATTTCCCTCTATACCTTCCATCATAGAACGTATAACAGGATCAACAGACACTTTCCTAGCTAAATCTTCTTGTGCTTTTCTACTCATACCAGTTAATTTTGTAATCTTATCTAACTCTAACAAGTAAGTATGAGTTCCGTCTATTAAATCTCTAGTGTTATTTTTATCAACTTTACCTAGTTTAGTTTGTATTTCTAAATATGTTGCCAGTCCTTCATTAATATCAGATAAACTAAAACCTAATCCAGTTAACTCGTCTCCAAAATCACGTTTAATACTATTTGCCATACCTGAGAATGCCATAGCACCATCTGTAACACTCATACCTAATCTAGCAAACGTTTCACTGTTTTGTCTCATTAATTGAGTAAATTCTTCTAAAGGTATTTGAGCTTCAGCGGCAGTATTTCTTAAAAGAAATAAATCGTTATTAAATGATGCTCCTACCTTTGAAGTTTCTTGAAATGCAGTATATCCATTCTTAACAAATTCTAAAAAGGCGCCTCCTGCCGTTGATAATAATGAAAATGTTGTTCCTATTCCGGTTCCAACAATAGATGAAAAAACATCAAATACTTTTCCAGAAGCTTTTGTTCCTGAATTTAAAGTATTTGTGAAACTTCCAAATGCTGAAGTTGATTCTTTTTGTGCTTTAATATTATCTTCTACAACTTTAGTACCTATACCTAAGATCTTATCTTTAAGACCTTTCTGTTTAGTCTCCATTGCATTAGCTAATCTTTCAAGAGTAGCTTCTGTGGCTGCATTTTTTAGAATTGCGCCGTTAAATTCACCACCACCGTCTACTTCAACCTTTTCAGCCATTAATTTTCACCAATTATCTACGCATATAAATATACGAAAAGACTTATACTTTATTTATTGGAGTAAAAAATGAACTTTCCACTTCCTCCTCAGGGGCAATCACAAACAATTAACCCTTTATCAAAATATTTTAGACAACCTAAAATATATCTAAAATTGCCTAGTAATGGAAATTATTATCCTCAAGGTGCATTACAAATGACAGAAAGTGGGGAATTACCTGTATATGCAATGACTGCTAAGGATGAACTTCTTTTTAAAACACCCGATGCCTTAATGAATGGTGAAGCAACTGTTGAAGTTATTAAGAGTTGTATTCCTGCAATTAAAAATCCTTGGGCAATGCCTAGTATAGATGCTGATGCTATTTTAATTGCTATACGTTTAGCTACATACGGAGAAAAATTAGAAATAACAACTAAAGTTCCAGGTACAGGAACATCGAAAGATTTCGAAATTGATCTTAGAATACTACTTGACAAATTAATAAATTTTGAATATCAACCGTTTGTAGTTGTGAATGAAGAAATTACAATAGAATTAAGACCAACAACTTATAAAGAATTTACTGAAAATAGTTTAAAAACATTTGAAGAACAGAGAATTTTTAGAATTGTTAATGACGATACTATACCTGATGATAAAAAATTACAGGCTTTTGCAAATAGTTTTAAAAAATTAACAGATTTAACAATAAATCTAGTAGTAAACAGTGTAGCAGCTATTGATACCCCAGAAGGAAAAGTAACAAATAGAATACATATTAATGAATTTTTTGCTAATGCTGATAAAGAAACATTTGATAAAATTTTAAAGCATTTAGAATTAATGAAAGAACAGACTACAATTAAACCTATGAAAATTCAAGCAACAGAAGAGGAAATTGCAGAAGGTGCTCCTGCTGAATATGAAATTCCAATAACATTTGACCAATCAAATTTTTTCGTATAAGACTCCTTAGTAAAGATCTCCCTGAGATTCTCAAGGAAGTAGAAAACCTTGATAAGGAGTCAAAAGCACTAAAAGCAGATTTAATGAAAATGTGTTGGTATATGAGAGGTGGGATTACCTTTGACGATGCATTTTATATGTCAATTGAAGAAAGAGAAATAGTTGCTGAAATAATAAAAGAAAATCTAGAAACAACTAAAAAATCAGGATTACCGTTCTTCTAATTTTCTTTATATTTTGTAACAGGCTTTGTTACCATTCTAGGTGGCTTCTTTGAAGAAACAAATCTTGGAGTAGATGTAACAGGTTCAGGAAGTGTTCTTGTTAATCCTTTTTGTATAACAGGAGCAACTTTTTTACCAATATCAACAGCTTTATCAATTATTCCAGGTTGTCTAGGAGCAGTTGGATCAGGCTCATCAGGAATTTCAGCATCAGGATTAAATTGTGATGCAGCAGCAACCTTAGCAGCTCTTAACATTAACTTATCAATTTCACCTACACCGAGAGATCTCTCATAAACTATAGCTGCTTCTGTGACTGTACCTTTTAAAGCTTGTGAAATTTGATTATCTGTAAATTTTTTTGATTTTAGAAAAGAAATAAAAGTTTCTGTACTTCCGTGTTTTGGTGATCCTGAACGTCCAACATATTGCATATACTCTTTTTTCCAAGTATTTGCAACTTTACCTGTTTCTAATTCACCCTTAGCTCTTTGACCAGTACTTCCAGGTACAAAAGATTTAAGTTTTGAACCTATTTTCTGACTTAATCCCATAGGATTACCTATACCGTATTTAGATAAAGGACTTTCAACTAGATCATCAATTTTCATTTTTACTCTCAGTAATATTTTATTTATTGTTAAGTGATGAGCTAAAGCTCATCAGTGATTGCTTTCGCATAGCTCAAGCATCACATTTTATTTCTTTTAGAAAGATAATTTCATGTAGATTGTTTCAGTCAGATGGAACCTACTACGGTCCCATCTTTCTCGACAACTTCATGTGAG